AGATTTGTAACACAGAGATCACTCCAATTTTCAGCTAAGGCTACGACACTCTATTCTTACAAGAATATGAGACCTTATGTCATTTGTTATACGAGTCGCACGGTCCACCCAAATGACTATGTCATGTGCGCTGAACGACTATTTTTCAAGCACGTGAACCTTGAGGCGAATAGGGCAGGTGTCAAGCCGCATCAATTGTCACTGTGGATACACCGAAAGTACGGTGATATTATTATAGAAAGGATGCGGGGAACTGGCGAGCTCGGAACCTCCATCCCGTGTGTCATGTGTCGTAAGACGCTTGATAGGTGGGCTATTCAGTGGAAGGCTCATATAGGAAACCAGTGGCACAAAAGCACGGACCTTGTTGTTCCTGATTCTCACCCAACACACCGACAGCGGCAACTAATTTTTAACCAACCTCTTGTCAAGGTGTAAGAGCCATGGGCCTTGCATCTGCGCTTTGTGATGACTTGGACATTCAAATTCTATACGAACATCTTTCGAAAATTCACATACCCATAAATATTTTCGAACTTCTTCAATTGTAAATCTTGATTCATCAACTTTATGAAGCTTAACAATTGCAGAAGAGTAATCAGATGCGCTAACAACAGTTCCATGTTCGAATATATAATCAAACTTTCGGTATGAGCAGCAGCTCATTTTGTCTTACGTGTAATTCCGAGCACACTCTCTAACTTGGAAGACCTTGCAAGTGGCTTGTCTCTTTTTAGTTTGAGAGTTTCACCTGTTTCTGTAGATTGTTCAATTTCCTTGAGTCGCGCCTTTCCAGAAGTTGATGGTCTCACAACTTCAACTTTTTGTTCAGAATAAACTGCCCCAATTGTCGGGACATATTTATGTTCAAACGGCCACGTAACCACTGGGGGCTCTACAGTTCCCCCAAAGTTTCTAAACTCTTCAATTGTCAGAGTTCCTCCAAAACATTTAAGTGTCTCGCGTTTTGGAGCGGGCCAGAGAGGCTCATAGCGGCCGCACGCTTTCATGCGCATCATAGAAAGAATTGACAGAATCTCCCATTTCCTTGCCGAGTCCATAGCCGCGCCGTATGCTTTGGCACATTTCCAAGAACAAAAGTTACCAAGTGTACTGTATTTATTTCTTCGGTCGTCATATCTTATTGGTAAATGAAAAGGTAGCCCGTTTTCATGTGGATGAACGCACCACCAACATATCAGTTCCATTTAAAGTTAAAAACATATTTATCTTTATATATGATACTTTCGATAGACTGTGGAATAAAAAACCTGGCAATGTGTTTAATTGATTCAAAAACTAAAAAGATCTCGCATTGGGATGTTTCAGGTGTTCCAATGAAACATGCGGATGGAGTGTTTCGGTGTCTTGTTCGACACTTGAATGAAAAGCCATGGGTTCTTGGCGCGACAACAGTTCTTATTGAAAAACAGCCTGACCGTAACCGTGTAATGAAAGGCGTTGAGAACCTGCTTCATACATATTTTCTAGTAAAGGAAAAAGACGTCGTCATCTGGGATGCTCGGCATAAGATTCCAGACGTTTCGGGACCTGGAAAAGCACAGTATGCTGCACGTAAAAAGGCTTCAATAGAACGAGCTCGGGCATTTATTCAGGGTACAGAATGGGTTCAGTTTTTTGATGACCACAAAAAGAAGGATGACTTGGCTGATACGGTCATGCAGGCTTTGAGTTATATAGATAAAGCCCCTTTAAAAGTCAAAGTACCGTCCCCACGCCGCCCAACTGACAACCAGACTCGGACAAAATATAGTAAAGCAAATCTTGCATGGCTCTATAAAACGGGAGCCACCCAGGATGCGCGTTTCAAAAAAGACGTCGCACGTTATTACCAAAATATTGATGAACTAAAAAAAGAATTTAACCTAGACGCTCAAACAGACTGCCACCGATACCGTTGTTAATAGTCCAGTCACGCATCTGGTTATGAACAAAGTCCTGGTCGCCGCACTTGCCACCTGGGGTTAGGTCCTGGGTATAATATCCGGCATCTTTGTCTGGGCCTGGAACGCATTTAAGGTCATTCTTGGTGCCAAATATATCCAGGGGGCCTGCCTTGGCCGCGGCTCCCATCAGCGTATCAATAGGTGACCCGGCATAGTAGTTGCTGGACCGACCCTTGACGAGCATCATGAGTATGGCAATTAAAAGTCCAAAAATTATGAGCCGGCTGAACATTTTACCAACCTTGAGTTTCATTTGTATTTGCTTGACATTATTTTTGGAATGATGCGTTAAAGCTACCAACCTTCTTTCTTTAAAGGTTTTAGAATGGACATTTCTTTTGATACTAACGATGGACATACGATGAAATTGGATGATGATGAATCTGCTCTCCTGGATGAGATATCTATCCAGGCGCCCTCTCGGAAGATTCCCGTAAAGCCAAAAGCCGCACGGCCGAGCCCATTTTCTAAGCAGGCACCGGGCCCACGCCCTGGTGTACCTACTGGAGGCGATGATGGGATGGATATGTTTATGAACCCTGAGAAACGTACAGCAGCCCCTCCTCCTATCTCTGAGGAGTATGATGGCGGCGATGACCCAGAGGAGTATGATAACCAGGCGGGCGGCGGTGAGCAGGTTCCGTCTGATGGATACAAAACAATTGAGGATGAGAAAGCAGACTTGCTGAACAAGATTGCTCGGCTGAACAAGAAGGGTGTTCAGTCCAGCCAGCGCCTGAGCATTTTCTCAGATGTTGAGGAGATTCGCACCGAGTACAAGCGGATGACGTATTCTATCGAGGTTGAGCGGTCTATCAAATTTCAGCGCCGCATGCTCGTGGCATGTGTAACTGGTCTGGAGTTTCTTAACGACAAGTTCGACCCGTTTGATATCGAGCTGAATGGTTGGTCTCAGAATACGATGGAGAATGTTGATGACTATGATGGCGTGTTTGAGGAACTCTATGCTAAATATCGCACCAAGGTCAACGTAGCACCAGAGGTCAAGCTTATCATGATGGTTGGAGGCTCTGCAATGATGTTCCACCTGACCAACTCAATGTTCAAGGCGGCTGTACCGAACCCCGGACAGGTTATGAAGCAGAACCCAGAGCTTATGCGCAATATGATGGATGCTGTTCAGCGTTCACAGGGTGCTGGGCCAGGAGCGAACGACCCGCCAGCACAGGGTCTTCGGCCGGGAGAGATGCGGGGCCCGGGCATGGACTTTGGTTCGCTGATGGGAATGATGGGCCCTCCGCCGTCTATGAATTCCAGGCCGTCACGCCCCGATGATGACGATGTTTCTGACATTGTGTCAGTTGATGCGGGTGGTGACACGCGCGAGGTTTCAGTGGGAAGCAAACCTCGTGGCCGCAAGTCTAAGAAGAAGGAGGTTTCTTTGTAGACTTGGTTTTTTTCCTCACTCTAAAATAAGATGGGAGTTCCCATGGCACCATATGGTCCACCCGTAACTATACCGCCAATTTATACTCCTTTACCTGCCAAGTATCTTCCTGAAATTCCAGGCTCGGATAACACCGAGTGCAATTACCTGGTGATGTTCTTCGTGGCTGGTGTTATCCTCCTGGGTCTTGGCGACTCTATGAGAGGCAGGGCTTGATGGTCGCGACGGCCAAAAGCTCTTTAATGCTGTTTTCATACAGCGATACTTGTTTATCGTACCAGTCGTTTGTAAGCTGCCCGGGAACTTGATGCATTTAATAAATACTAAGAATTTAATTAAGCATTCCAGCTTAAATCTAACTTCATCTTGTTCTCTGCGACCCAAGCGAGCCATGAGGTTCCAGTCAGATATACTTTTGCAATAAATAACATTCGGGGTGTTAGAGGCTTTACGTATCCTTCAGCATTAAACTCAGAAGTAGAAGCAAATGGCGTCATATCACTTGGAAGAAATGAATTTACCATTGTATAAAAATCAGCGGGTAAACTACCATCTTCATTTTCAAATGTTTTAGCGAGAAACTTAAACCCAAAAGGTAAAATATCTTTCTTTATATCTTTATTAAGTTTTGTTGCAATCTCTCGAGTCCAGTCTGGTCGCCCTAGGTCATCATATTTTATATCAATTCCAGTTCCTGTTTTTGCTTCCTTAAAAATTGATAATACTGGAAACATTATAAGACGCAATGCGATTCTGTCTCGAACGGTTTTAGCAGAGGAATCAGTGGGCTCTCCAGAATCGTATGCTTTACTGAACATTGTGTTGAACTCGTCATCTGAAGTATATTTTTCTGCGGGCAGGTATTTATTAAGTGTTTCGTATAGGCTATTTGCACTGGTAATAAGGCCAGAAGACTGTAGAATTAAATTAAGTACTATTGGAAAAACAACACTACTTTTAGCCCTGCGAGGTTGAGAAGCCGTAGTTGACGTCGGATTATCGGGTAGATCGACAAGTCCATTTGGCTCAGCCTGGGCTATATATAAATTAATCTGATTAGACTTCTGAAATAGTTGGCTATACTGTGCATCAGTATAACCTTCATTATTCTTTAGAATCAGTACAATTGCAAAAACTAAAATTATAATAACTAGGTAATCTTTCATTTATAATATAAATAGTATTATAAATGGGGATCATTGATCTATTTCCTGACTACAGGACGTCTGCTAGTGCTACCCCCCCGGCTGCTCCTATCGCGCCTGCAAAAAATAACAACTTGTGGATAATTGTAGGAGTTGTCGTTTTTATTTTGATTATTTTAGCGCTAACTCAAAAATAGGCACTTCCCTTTTACAGCAGGCTCTTCTTCAAAAACAAACCCACCTTCCCTGTAGATCACGCATCTCTTCCTGTACATTGAATTCAGGACAGACCAGCGATCAGCAATGTCATATATAAGAGGGTCATTCTTCTTCCCGGGTGTTTCTCGCATAATTCGGCCTATTGACTGTTTGATGTCAGATTTAGGAGTTGCGAGTATAACCGTATCAAGTACGGGAATATCAAGACCTTCGTGTGCAAGCTGGAAAGTGGCCACGACCACGTGCTTTTCAGCAGATGCCGCCAGGTCAGCCTCTTTCATCCCACCAACGTACAAACCAGACTTAGAGCCAATTCTCTTGTGTAATTCAAAACAATGTTCACGCCGATCACTAAGGACAAGTACACGCCTATTGAGAGCCAGGGCTTCTTGGACAGTCTTGATGATGACATCGTTCCGGTCCTCGAGTTCAGTGATGGCTGTGATCATTCCAGCCATGTTAATCTTCCCAAAGCGCGTTACAGGTGGGGACTCTTTGAAGGCATCGCACGTGTAATGAATTGTCGCAACCTTGGTACTCGCTTGGTTGGTCCGCTCGACTCTGAAAAACTCGGGCCCAAGGAACCAGTACAGAATCCGTGTCAGTCCATCTTTCCGTTCTGGGGTCGCCGTCAGCCCGAGAGTAAATCGTGGGCACACCTTGAACATGAATTGCGAAAAGGCTGGCGCTCCAATGTGATGGGCCTCATCGACGATTACTAAACCTACTGAGTCGAACGCATCTTTGGCAAACATCTTCGGCCCATCACCTTCGGGGCGTAGGCACAGTGTCTGTATCAAAGCAATCACGAAATCTTTCTCAACGTCAAAAGTGTCCCCTTGAACTCGGCCAATTTTTGCGTTCGGGCAAAACTCTCGTATCTTTTCGGCCCACTGGTTCGCTAGGAACTCTTTGTGAACCACAATCATTGTTCTGACTTTTAGATGTGCCGAAAGAGCCAAGGCGAGACAGCTTTTCCCAAACCCACACGGGAGCGAGAGTACTCCACCCCCCTTTTCTTTGAAGGCTTTGACTCCTGCATCGAAAGCTTCAATT